TTCTCAAAAATTTTTAAATTGTTCATTGTCTCTCACCTCCCATCTTCTGTTTGGAAAAGATGCTCGCCTTATTTTCCACTTGTCCTTTCCTCTCTCCATTCCTATAATGTACCCACAGGCTCCTCCCAGAGCCGAGTACGGAAGAAAGGGGAACTCCAATGACTACTACTGAATTGTGCGAACTTTTTTCCGCTGAAATTGCGAATACTTTTGATGGAAGCAAAGAACTCATCAAAGAACAATTATTCAACGGAACCACAACTGACATGACAGAAGAACAGCTTTATTCAAGAATGGCTCTTAATTCTATTATTTTATCTGCAAATCTTTCTGCTCAAGTAGTTGTGACAGGTCTGGTATCGTTAGGGGTAATACCAAAGAATGCTCTTGAGGCTGCGAAAGTGAAGCCTCAATTGCATCTTGTAAAATCTTCGCTGGAGTTTCGTCCACTGCCTTGTTTTTTTCTTTTTCATCCATGTGTTTCACCTCTTTCTTGTATTTCCTGTACGAATTTCCTATACTGTACCTACAGGCGTTGCAGCGCCAAGTTTACTGAAAGGAAAATTACTTTATGAGCATTGCAAAAAAATTCATTACGACAAGGGGAACTGTATTCCGCATCGAACGCAATGGGGAATTTATTTCTACAGCTTTAGGACTTCCCAATCATGAAAAAGCGACCCAAAAACCTTATATCGGAATGTTGCAAGATGCCGATGTCAATATTGGCGACTGGTTAGTCAATCCCGCTAATGACCGTTTTCTCGTGAAAGACAAAATAGCCGACTTTGCTTTCAATGAATTCCAACAGTATAAAATTTTTTATTTAACCGAAGCTCAAGCAAAAAAAGAATCTTCTGCTCCCGCTTCTACAATTTTCAATATAGGAACTGCAACCGGTTCTGTTATCGGCACTCAGTCCGTTGTAAACATGAATTATAACGATTCCATTCAAAATGCAAAAAAACAGCTTGAAAACTCATCTTCTCCTGACAAGGAAGATTTAAAACAACTCATCAATCTACTTGAGATGATTGTTAATAATCAAGTTCCTGTCTCAAAAGGTCTATTTTCGCGTTTTTCAGAAATCATGGAACGCAACTCATGGATCACCGGATCTATTTCGTCGGCGCTGATAAGCTGGTTGACAACACAGCCTCACTAATCGTTCCTCGCACAGATAACCAAAGCTCTTGCTCACCGCAGCTGGAGCTTTTTAATTCATATCCAGAAAAAATATCCGGCAACACCTCCCCATCAACTTCCACCAGGATTCTTGAATCTATCTGCAAAATATGGATGTTCACGCGTTCCACCTCCTCTGAATCAATTTTATTGGTATCTTTAAAAGTTACTCTTTAGCAAAAAAAATAGATATAGGATCATTGATATGAAGTTTTTCAATCATGATCTGAATCTCATCACTTCCAAAAACACCAATCTTCATTTTTTCATAGAACGTTTTCGGCGTAACTCCAATCATTCCAGCCACATCTGACTGAGAATAACCATTCTTGGCAATCACTCCCTTTAACTCATCTGTCCGAATCAACTTTATCACCTCCGTATCTTTCTAAGTTACTTTCAGTATAGCACCTTTTTGTAACTTGTCAAGATATTTTTTATTGCATTACTAACATTTTTGTGCTACTATTGAGTTACTAAAGATATGAAAGGAGTTTCTTATGACTGTCGGCGAACGAATCAAAGAATTGAGAACTCAATTAGGATTAAGTCAAGTTGAATTTGCTGAAAAAATAAATGTTTCTAAGCAAACTCTATATAAATACGAAAATAACATAATAACTAACATCCCATCAGATAAGATCGAGGCGGCTGCAAAAGTCGGGCATGTTTCCCCTTCTTATTTAATGGGATGGGATGAAAACGATGGATTAACAGAAAAAGACAACAAGGACATCTCCAAAGACGTTGACAACATCATGGCAAAGCTCACCGCCGGAGAAAATGGTCCTGCCAGCTACAACGGCGAAGCCCTTGACCCGGAAGCTGCTGATCTGTTCCGCGACGAGCTTCAAATTGCCCTGCGCCGCCTGAAAATAATCAACAAGGAGAAATACACTCCTAAGAAATATAAAAAGTAGGTGATCTGATTGCAGGACATCAAAAAGATTGTCAACTACTACAAACGGAAATATAACACATCAGACCCTTTTGAAATTGCTGACCGCCTGAATATCTTATACCAGTTCGGCGATCTGAAATATGAGGGCTGTTATATGTTCCTGAAAAATCACAGATACATTTTTTTGAACCAGAACCTATCGTACCACGATAAACAACTGGTAATGGCTCACGAGCTCGGGCACGCAATCCTGCACAGAAAGGAAAACTGCTATTTTATTCGAAATAAAACACTGCTGCTCAACTCAAAAAATGAGATCGAAGCCAATAAGTTTGCGATGGAATTATTGATATCGGATGAAGTTTTGCTGGAATACCAGGACTGCACCATAGACCAGGTTGCAAGATCACTTGGTTATCAAAGCAATCTGATTGAACTAAGAATGAAACAAGCCATGTCGCTATTATAGCGTACAAATAAAACCAAAGAGGAGGGAATCATCATGGCACTTATTACATGTCCCGAATG